CCCCATAATCGCATTCTAATACTATTTAAACCCATAAAACAAAAGTTCATCAAAAGTCCAAAAGTCCACTAATTATGAAAACAATCTTACAATGGATGCAAGAGCTTCCAGAAACACAAAGAAAACAGGCACTACATAACATGGTTCTATATCCTTTAATGCCACCCTTCACATTAGTAGGTAGCTTAAAATCAGCTTTACTACAGGCTTTTATAATTGGGCTTGGAGAAGGTGATAGTAAGTATTGGGCAGATATATATCATGGTAATAAAAAAGAACTATTTTAATTATGAAAATAGAGGAAAAAATAAAAGAACCTATCGAAATAAAAGATTTTACAGGGTTAAATATTGAAGTTTATTCTACGGGAATAAGGATAAATTTTAGAGGTGATACTCAAATAAATATTACAGGTAAATCTATAGAAGAAATTTATAAAGCATACAAATTATTAAATCTATAAATATGAGTAAAGAATGGATATTTTTCCCCAGTTCAGACTGCCCTATATGTGGTGGTGAATCTGAGGTATTGACTGAATCAAAATTCGATTTTATCGTTTATAACGGTGATGATGCTAGATGTATAGATTGCGGTCTTTCTGGGTTTATAAGTGTTGAAGAAGGAGAGTTTGCCTATATAATATGGGAAGATGAACATGGGGGATGTTAAATATGGCACGCAAAAAAGTTATATCGGCTCTAACAGTCTTAACCGAAATGGACGCTATACAACGTCGAATAGACTCACCATCAATACCAGCTAACTACATAGTCGGAACTAAATACACCGAAAAGAACGCTAATGATATTGAGAAAGCTATTGAACGGTTTGCACGCATTACGGGATTCTTAGCTGAACGTACTAAGACTCAGGGTAGATTTATGGCAGCAACTTACAAAGACACGGCTAATGGAAGATTAACGGTTAGTAAAGAAAAGTTTGTAACTTCGACTAGCAGGAAAGGATCTTCAGATATGAAACTGCTTATCCAGGGTAAGCCAATCTATTGTGAGATTAAGTTTGGCAAGGATACTCAGAAAGCAGATCAAAAGAAATACCAGGCAGATGTAGAACGTAATGGAGGGGTTTATATAATCGTTAAGACATTTGAGGACTTTCTTGTCTGGTACGTTAAGCAATATGGTAGGCCGGAAGTAATGCAGAAGGCTATTAACGAATTGAAGGGATAAATTAGTATATTTGGGTTTACCGTGGTTTACTTTTTATGGCACTAAACGAACAGAAGAAAAGATTTGCAGATAAGTATTTTGAATCGCTAAAAGGTTCAGAATCAGCTATATATGCAGGTTATTCAGAGAAAACAGCGAAACAGATTGCTTACAATTTACTTCAAGAACCAGAGGTAGAGGAATACTTAAGCGGGTTAAGAGCAGAAGCATCTGAAAAATCAGCTATAACGAGAGAATGGATAGTTGAGAGGTTCAAGCATATTTCTGATGCATGCGTAAAAGCTAAACCAGTTATGCAATGGGATTCGCAGAGTAAATCTTTCGTAGCTGTATTTGACGATAATGGCGATCCTGTTTATGAATTCGATTCATCCGGGGCTAACACAGCGACAGCGCATTTAGGTAAAATTATTGGAGTATTCGAAAAAGACAATAGCCAAAAAATTCCAGAAACCCAAATTCCAATAGTTAACGTTTACAACACCGCTCCCCCACTAAATTCATCTGAATCAGAAATTGACGCTAAATAAGTATGTTTAACGTATCTAAGGTATGGCACGCAAACAAAGAGTCAGTAGCAGATATTTTAATCAATCAGGGTGGCACAGACAGTGGCAAAACGTATGCAATAATGCAGTTGCTATTCTGGTACGCCATCACAGAAAAAGCACCTTCAATAGATCCGGTTATTACTGTTGTAGGTGAAAGTATCCCTAACTTAAAAAAAGGAGCTTACAGAGCAGCCGAAGGAATAGTAGGTTCAACTCCAGGATTAATTAATTATATAAAATCTTGGAATAAATCAGATCGTATATTCTATTTTAAATCAGGTTGGATAATGGAGTTTATCAGTTGCGAAACTGAGCAATCAGCAAAGAACGGTAAGCGTCAGTACTTATTTGCAAATGAGGCTAACGGCATAACTTACCCGATATTTTGGCAATTAGCTAAACGTACAAGACGTAAAGTATTCATTGACTACAATCCGTCTGCGCCTTTCTTTGCACATGAAAAGTTAATAGACACCACGCCAGAATCTAATGATTTTGGGAAGTCAGTTGAGTTAATTATTTCAGATCATAGGCATAATCCTTTTTTAACAGAGCAAGAACACAGACAAACTGAAAGCATTAAAGATCCTGAATTATGGCGTGTATATGCTAGGGGACTAACAGGAAACTTGCAAGGGTTGATATTCCCTAAATGGAAAATGATCCCTGACAAGGATTTCCCAGATACAGATTTCTTTGGAGGGTTGGACTTTGGATACACGAACGATCCAACGGCAGCAACTAAAATAGCCGTGGTAGGTAACAATGTTTTTGTACATGAACTTTGCTATGAAGCTGGCATAGCTCCAATACAGATGAAGCAGATATTCCAAGTAAATGGGTTTAATAGAGACACTCATATTTACTGCGAGCATGATCCAGATCAGATAGCGCAATTACGCAGGCTTGAAGTAATGGCCTTAATGGCAAGGAAAGGACAAGGTAGCATAAAAGCAGGCATATTGAAGCTGAATGAATACAACGTGTTCTATACTGAATCAAGCAAAAACATCCACATGGAGAAATCAAAATATATGTGGGAGATTGATAAAGCAACAGGTAAACCAACGAATACCCCCGCATCTGGCTTTGATCACTTAATGGACAGCATTCGTTACGGTGTGTACACTAAATTTTATAGGATATAATAAAATATTATTTACCTTAGTAAAAATATTGTTACTTTACATAAATGAAGTTTGGACTGCAATTAGGAAATTGGAATATTGGCAACCTTGAATCTGCAAATGCAGTGGCAGGAATTAATGCTTATAATAATGCAAACTCATTTATCCCATTAAACGGATTTGGCGATACTGTTTTTTTTAATCTGAATAATGAAAAACAATACCTATACGCCTTTAACGTTTGCGCTCCGTTAAAAAGCATTATAGCTAAAAGGGCAAAAGCATTCAACAACGGGAAAATAGAGTATATCAAAAAATCTACAGGCAATTACGCTAAAGGGGCGTATGTAGATCAATTAAAGAAACTTCAAGAACAGCCTAATGCTTTACAATCTGGCATTCAGTTCTATTCTCAACAAAACCATTACATTGATATTTTCGGTTATTGCCCAGTGCTAAAAGTTCACCCGATAGGGATGGCTTCTGAGGTTTCGGCTTTATGGAATATACCTCCTTACTTGATTGATGATTTTAGTTTCTCTGGTAAATGGCTAAAGCAAAATGACATTAAAGAAATATACAAGAAAATAACTATATCATGGGAAGGTGAATCGCAGCCTTTGGATATGGATAACATCTATTTCGTGTTTGATGATGGAATAGGGACAGAATGCGACACAAACCTAACTATACCAGATAGCAGGATGGTAGGACTAGAATACCCTATATCAAATATTCATGCTGCATACAAAAGTAGAAACACTTTAATCACAAAGCGCGGAGCAATAGGTATACTCACTAACGATCAAAAAGATCAGGCTGGTTTTATCCCGTTGCCAAGCGGAGAAAAAGACGCTGTACAAGCTGACTTTAGGCAATATGGATTAACAGGTCAGCCTAAACAAGTTATTATTACTGACGCGGCTTTAAAATGGCAACAAATGGGTTTTGCTACTAAAGACCTATTGCTATTTGAAGAAATTGAAGATGATATAAACCGTTTATGTGACGCTTACGGCTACCCGCCCGAGTTAATGGCAAGAGGCAAAGATGTTACTTTTGATAACAAGAAGCAAGCTAAGAAAGCTTTTTACCGTGATACTGTAATTCCAGAAGCAGAAAGCCGCATACAGCAAAACAGCAAGGGTATTATAGATCCTGAATCTGGTATTTCAATGAAAGTAGATTTTACTGATATTGATGTTATACAGGAGGAAGCTAAAGATAAAGCTGATGCACGTATGGCATTAAACAATGCTTTATCCATTGAGTATGCAAATGGTTTGATAACTAAAAACATGTGGCTAATCGAATTAGGTCGTGATACAATTCAAGATCCTACGTTTGATGAATACTACAAGCCACAAACAGAACAAGTAAAAACAACAGAAGATGCACCAGAAAATTAAAGAACTTAAACTAACATCATCGCCTTTAATTTCTACAAGGGCATATGTTGACGGAGCAGGAGATTTGGTTGAAGTAGATTTAAAACTTCAAACCGAAGATAGAACAGTGAAAGGATACCTTATTGTTTGGGGTGTTCGAGACACATACGGCACGATATTCATTAGGGGCTGTTGCGCCAAGTCTATACAAGAAAGAGGGCCAAAAAGCCAAGCTAAAAATAAGATTATTCATTTATGGCAACACAGAACAGATGAGCCTATAGGGCAATTCACTATTTTACAGGAAGATGATTACGGGCTTTACTTTGAAGCTGTGTACGATGAAATACCTCAAGCAGAAAGAGCATTACGTCAAATTAAATCAGGCACACTTAATCAATATTCCGTTGGTTTTTCTTATGTTTGGGATAAAATGGTATACGATGAGACTACAGAGTCAGTTTTACTTAATGAGGTAGAACTTTACGAAGGTAGCGTTGTAACCAGAGCTAGTAACGCAGAAACTTACACTATTAGGTCTGAAAACGTTCAGCAAGAAAAAGAAATGCTTGATGAAGAAACAGAAGATTATATTAAATCTGTTCCAAGATCCAGGCAATTAGAGTTAAGACAATTAATAAGTAGGCATATTTCACTTGCTAAGTTAGAGCCGATTGAGCAAAGACAACAATCACTCAAAGACAAACACAAGCCGGATGAGCAAATTACTGAAATTGGAGGTTATAAATTAGATTTAAAACAATTTTAAAATGAAGATTACTTTCAACAAAGAAGGCTTGACTGGCGATAACTTAAAGCTAGTTGAGGACTTAGAGAAAAGGTTTGTTGATCTACCAGAAGGGAAAGATCCAGCCGAACAATTAAGAAGTATTGGGTTACTTGATACAGATGGTAAGGCCACTGTTGATTTAGACAAACTTAAAACGTTATTGGGTGACGACGACAAAGGCATCCGTTCAATACTAAAGGCTCAAGGTGAAGCTATTGCTGCCCTTGGAGAAAAAGGCAAAGACAATCAGCCTAAATCGGTTGGTGAGCAAATCCGTGCTTGGAAAGAAGAAAACAAAGATGCCTTGGCTTCTATTAAAGAAGGAACTAAAGCAGACTTGAAGCCCTTACAGGTTCGTGCGCCTATAACAATGACAGTTGGTGCAAGTGCTATTAACCCGGTTCCTTACTATATCGACAAAGGTGCAGAAGTAATTGATTTGGTTCGTAAAAAACCAACATTCTGGGAAATGCTTCGTAAAGGCCGTACGTCTTTGAGCTCATTCCCTTGGGTTAATAAAACGAATAAGCAAGGTAATGCTGCCTTTATTGGTGAAGGTGTTTTAAAGCCACTTGCTTCATTCGAGCTTACCCCCGAGATTTCTAATGCTAAAAAAGTAGCAGAAAGAATGAAAGCATCTACTGAGTTGCTTTATGATGTAGAGGGCATGGAAACGCTTATAACTGATGAGCTACGTTATGAGGTGATGATGGCGGCTAATGCTGCTGTTTTAACTGGAGTAGCTTCATCCACTTCACCTGCTGGGGTTACCACTATTGCAAGCCCTTACTCATTGACTACTGTTAAAACTCCAAATCCGAATAATTCAGACGCTGTACGTGCCGCTAAGGCTCAGTTAATCAGCTTGAATTTTGATAGGGATATTGTAGCATTCGTTAACCCAATTGATGCAGCCAACATGGATTTAGCTAAAGCTAATAATTCAGGCGTTTATATGCTTCCTCCATTCACTACTGCTGACGGTCGTGTTATTGCTGGCGTTCCAGTAATTGAGGATAACAACATCGCTGTTGGCTATTTGTTGATTGGAGATATGAGCAAATACAAAGTGTTGATTTATCAAGATTTCTTTGTTGCTTGGGGATGGGAAAATGATGATTTCTCTAAAAACTTAGTAACCGTTATCGGCGAAATGAGATTACATCAATACAGTTCGGCAAATTGGGCTGGAGCATTTATTTACGATACATTTGCGAACATTAAAACATTACTAACACCAGCAGCATAATTTATATGGCAAAAGAAAAAGGTGGCGAAGGAGTCGAGGACTTCAAACCAGAAGAAGGCGTAATTGATATTACCAAAAGAGTTAAACTAAAAGCTACTGATTCAGCACCTTATCACGAAGAAGGTGAAGAATTTGAAGCATCGGTTGTTGCTGCTGGGTTTATGGAAAAAAGAGGTTACGCTACAATCGTAAAATAATACAATCATGTCAATCATAACCATCGCAGACTTTAAGGGTGAAAGAAATATAGCTGGTACTGAAAATTCAGGTACTCGTGAAAACTTGCAATCCTTTATTGATAAGTACGAGCCTAAGTTCTTAAAGAAACTTTTAGGGTCTGCGTTGGCTAATGAATTTATTGCTGGAATTACCTTAGTAAATCTTGATGAGATAGGTTTAACTACCGTGTCACCTACATTCACTGGGGCAGATATAGATATAAATGGAGAGGTTCAGGCTTATACCGAGAATTTCAACTTTAAGCGTCTGCTATCTGTTCACGTAAATGGTGAGCAAATAACCGGATCTGGATATAATATCTTAACAGGTAAAGTAAACGGATTAGGTGGCTTTTATGGTACTACGGTTCCATTGAAGTTTACGTTTGTTTCGGGTAATGCTCCGATTGGCGATGAAGTGATAGCTGTTCCTGGAGATATTTTGCCAAAGTGGTTGTATATTCTTAACGATACGGATTTGAAGCCGATGTTAGTAGATTACATTTACTATTGGTATATCAGAAACGAGGTTACGTTTACTGCCACTATTGGAGAGGTTAGTTCAAAGGGGGAGAATTCAGTTAAGGCTTCAAGTGTAGATAAACAAGTTAGTGCGTGGAATGAGATGGTTGAAATGGCGAGGGGATTTACGTTGGATGTAGAGATATACCCTGAATGGATATTTAGCTACACTAGAATATGTCAACATCAGAATCAAGATATATTTCGTTTCATCAACTCCTTAAACATCTAACATGAACTTGCAACCTATATTCATTCAGGATGTACTTAAACCTATAGTCGATAAGGTTTCTGCTAATCTGTTGCCACAATTACAGCAAGCGGATGAAATGATTACTGGCGTACACTACCAATACGGGCATCCACTAGAGATCGTTAACACGTTAGGTCAGTTTACGCAAGGTGAAACAAGCCGTTATAATAAGTACCCGTTGATTGCTTTGTTTCTGGATACTACAGAGGACGTAGGAAGAGATAAAGGAGTTTATGCTGAATATAACCTTCACTTAGCAATTATAAGAGCTTGTAAGAGCCCTAATCAAGTCGCAAAAGAAAGGGATGATTTCAACTTTAAACCTGTATTGATTCCTATCTATTTGGAGTTGATGAAGCAGATGAAGTATTCGGGTGTGTTCACTGGGTTTACCGATAAGATACCGCATAGGAAAACAAATCGGTACTATTGGGGTAAAGAGGGTTTATTTGGCAATGAAGGTAATATATTCAACGATTGGGTTGATTGTGTTGAAATTGAAAATTTAAAAGTTAAAATAGTTGATAACTACTGCCCTCCGAAAGTTGTGGTAGTCTAAATTAATAAGATATGAGTATTTTAAACCAAGCGTTCTGCGCTTCAAGCGGAGGCAATACAGGAATCGATGATTGCTCATTAACGCTAAAAAATATTGTTCGTGGCTTCTTGGTTCCGAAGTCATTTGAGATAACAGCCGCTCAATTAGCTGACCCTGACACGGCATTAGCCGCTTTGATCGCAGCTACAAAATCAGATAACGCTTCATTGAGGGTTTATCCTTTGCCGGAAGTTGTTGGTATTACCGATAGTTCTGAGGATGTGGTATTGCAAACATTAGGATACGGTACGCCTGTTCCAGTTCGCCAGGGCAATTACAATCTTACCTTTGCTTACTTGGCTGGAGGTAACTGCGTTAACGGTGCTTTGCAGAAGTTCAATCAAGGCAACTATCGTTATTTAGGTGTTGACGCTGGAGGTGTTTTGTTCGGGGTTAAATCGGGCACATCACTTAAAGGCATTCCGTTGGATTACTTTAACGCGGATAAGTTCAAATTTGCCGATGGCACAAACGTTACTGGATTTGCTTATCGTATCTCGTTCAAACCTGAATACTTAAACGGTAACTTAGGTTTTGTTCAAATGGATTTACTTTCTCTCATGGAGATCGACGGATTGCACAATGTCGTTTTGGTTCAATCTGGCGCTAGGGCACTTGGAGTATTTAAAGTGCTCGCTACGACTGGATGTGCTGGAACGAATATGTATGATCTGTACGACACCGAGCTTGCAAGTGCCGCACTATGGAAGATCACTGAGGCTGGTAAGGATATTACGATTACTTCTGTTGTTGCTGATCCTAACATCAAAGGGTTTACGATTACAATGAGTACAGCAGATCCCGACTATGTAGCTGGTGGGCCATTTTTCGTAACATTGCAGCCTGTATCTGTTTTAGAAGCAGCTGGCGTTGTTGGGTTCGAAGGGTTAACTCTTAAAGTGGCTTAGTTATGGCAAAGCATGAAGTTAAGTTAAGCGCCAAGAACTTTAACTCGGAATGGGTTAAGTCGCTGAAGAAGAAAGAGGATTTCGTTAAAGAAGCTGGGCCGTATGATAAGGTTGATTTAGAGAAAATCTACGATCAGATAACAAAGAAAGATTCATAGTCTGTTATAATGTTTAAGTGTAAAACCCTCGTCGCTGGATAGTTTCGAGGGTTTTTTGTTTATTGTAGCGATTGGTAGGCTTCCCAAATTTGTTCGATAGCTTTAGGAGTCAAATAGCCAATATAATCTATAGACCCTTTATCGGAAAACCTAATTTTAATTTGATCTTTACTGACATGAGATGTTTCATTATCATTATGTATTATCTCAATCTCTCTAGGCTTATTCTGTTCCTCAATCCACGATTCGGCTGCTTTTTTCGTGCTGAATGCTTTACCTACAAGCAAAAAATGTTTAATATTATATAAGCCTCCATAACCCAAACTACCATGTCCCTGAAATACATGATGCGCTTGATCTCCCTCATACAAATCAACTCCATCCTCTGACTTCAGAATGAATACAGGAACGGTTATTCCTACTTCTTTAGCGAAGTCTGCGAAGGGGATGATACTGTAGCCGTTATCTTCTGGCCTTATCTCTCCTATAGAACTCCAAAAAACAGGTTGATTTTCTACGCTTATCCATATTGGTTTATTTTCAAAATATTCTTCTTTTACAATATTCGATCTTTTACCAATTGAGTCTAGGTGTTTTGCTGTCAATAAATATTCTCTATAGTTTTTACAATAGATTGCTACCTTACCATCTAGGATTGAGGGTTGTTTTTCTGGAATGATTTCTGCCCATTCTCCATCTGCGTAAAAACATTCTAAACCATTATCAGACATTACTTGAATCTCTCCATTATGGTTTAAATCAGTAATTTCAAATTTACCTGTACTTACGTGATCTGGCAATTTACCTCCAAACCTAGCAACAGTCCCTTTAGGATAATTGTCGTATGCATATTTCAGCAACTCATGTTTTTTCATAATCTTTATTTAAGTTTCTCAAATCTAAACACAATACCCCTAACTTGCTAATACCTATCTAAATTGTTACATTCGCATATGACCACAATAGCCGGGATGTTCCGAAAGTTTGAAAACCTTAACCTTAAAGGCCAAGTTCCCGAAATCCTGAACGATACTAAACGAACTATCATCGATTTAAACAGGTCGCAGTTATATCAATTCGGTATGCGCTCGGATGGGATTAAACTTCGGGAGTATAAATCGCGAACATACGCAGCTAAAAAGAATGCAATAAATCCACAACCTGGATTTGGTATTCCAGATTTGTCTTCTACGGGCCGTTTTCAAAGCCAGTTCGTAGTCGATGTGGATTCGTCGGGCTTCAGTATATCAAGTAAGGATCAGAAGTCTGCTCGATTAGTTAAACTTTATGGCGAGAAAATATACGGCCTAACAAAAGACAACCGAAAAGTTTATGCACTTGGTGTTTTCTATACTGGAGTTAAGGAATATGTTACGCTTGTTACGGGGTTGGGGTTTATGTGATTTTAAATTGAATAATAGCCTAATTCCTCGTAACTATTAAATTTACCATTTTCCTTTATGTGTTTTAATATCCCAGTTAAATCATAAACTTTGGAAAAATGGTCGGTTAAAACGATTCCATCTGATGGCTGAAAGTCAATCTGAAAAAAATCTTCTTCTTCATTTTCAAAGTTCATATATTTACACAATTCCATCGCAGTTTCAGAACATTTAGTATGAAATTTATTTTCTGCTATTTCTGTTTTTCTAACCAGTGATTTTAACTTCCTAATATCCATACCCCAAACTTAACCTTATTTCCTTATATTTGAATGTAACAATTATGATATGATATTAGCATGCATACTAATCGCAGCCCTAATCGGTCTTTTCGTATTAGCATTCTACATTTTACGCAACAACCTATCCAAAACCGAAATGATAAACAAAGTTCGCGCATACAGGAAGTTATACAATATGCTTAACGAGGTAGAGCGTAACAGCGCAAACGGGCAAAGGGTAGCGAGGTCAATACAGTACCTTAATGGCAAGATAGATGCAAAGTAGATCAATTTACAGGTCTTGTTCAGAATTGCCGCTGTTCAACTTCATTAAAATCGTAGTTCGTGGTGAAATGGAATATTTGTATTCAGAGCCAGCGCACCGGAATAAGTCTGAGGTAGAACTAAGCGAAGTCTGGGAAACGATATTCGATGAGTATAACGAATTATCTGGCAATAAGTCAAGCGATCATATACTGAATCTTATTAAGCAAGTTACGGTAATCAATGGTAAGCTGTTTGTAATAACATCTGCGGTATCCATATTAGAGAATTCATATAGCGAGGCAATGATCGGTGTTTTACGTAGGCATGGGTTTAGGTATTCGTACACACCTGAGTCGATGCAACGGGATTTGAAGTTAACCCTATCATCGGCTAAGAAGTTAGTAATACAACGTCAGGAAGCTGAACGGGAATTAGGGGAGTTGAATAAGTCTAGTGATGGGGAAGTTAAAGAGGAAGATTTTTATAAGCTTTTACGGCAATTATCTAAGTTCAATGGTTTTCATATTGACGCTAAGACCACAACTGTTTTAGAGTTCTTGAAGGATATTGAGTTGTTTAATAGTGAGAATTCTAGTAAGTAACAGTATATAAGTCAAATATAGGTGATTTGTAACAATTACGCAATATAAAGAAAAACCCCTAACAAATTAATATTAAGGGCTTATCAAATCCGATCTAACCAAATTAGCCGATCAATTCTATTCTAATAATCAAAATGTTTAGATACCTGTTCATGACATTTAATTGTTCTTCCAGTAAAAGTAAATTTCCTTCTGATAGAGTTTCTGTTTTATCGCTTGCTAAGAACTTGCCTAATTTTGTGACTTTATCGAGTAGTAAATCTTTTTCCTCAATTAATCTTGTTTTAAAATCTTCCATAATATTTATTTAAGTGAAATCAAAAATTCATGTTTTTATTTAAAAATCTATAGTTTCTGGTATATAAAACCAATGGGTAGTATTAAAGAAATTACCTTTTACTTCCTTTAAACTTAAAAAAGCTTTAATATTATCTACATAATATCCAATTTCTTTTTTGCTTGTATTAACGTCAAGCATAAGTACTTCTTTAAGTTCTTTAGGCAATGATTCAGCAACACTATTCCATTTAAAGTCCATATTATATTTTATTAGCAATTTCAATAAAACTTAAAACTTCTTCCATAGAATAGCATTGAGCAATAAACAAACGTTTAGTTGTATAATCATTATCTAGTCTAATTGTTCCTTCGCAATCAACAGTGAGGTTTTCATTTATACAATAATAACCATTTTCATATGAAGGTAAATCTAATTCTAATAAATTTTTATCGGTTATAGGTGTCGTAGTCTTTATTGGTATAGACAAATCGCCCATCCATTCAATATTAGAATCATTTTCTCTAGTACCTGTTTGAATTTTATCATCTATTTCATTTGCGATAAATGTGCAATTAGTCACATTATTATGCAAAATTGAAATGTTAGCTTTTATCTTCATACCGCAATATACCTAATCCCCTCCAATCCTTATGTAACATATCTGTTACCCAGCAAAGAAGTCGTTATCCGATGAGCGAATAAAATATACCAACTTATACCTATATTTGAAAGTACCAATCCTGTTACAATGGCAAATCAAGAGTTAATAGATGAAATTATAGCCAAATCGGCCTTTGACCAATTAGATAAGGCTAAAGAAGGTGTTGATAAATTGCGTTCGGCATTTGAAGATACGATCTTAGCTGCCGAAAAAATGAACAACACTTTAGCCCAAGCAAACGGTTTAAAGGATTTCGATAAAAAGGCGGAAGCTCAAAGGCAATCTATAGCTAAAACTCAACTCGCAGAAGAAAGGTTACAACAGGCTAAGTTAAAGACCCAACAGATTGAAGAAACGATAGCAGCTAAACGTCAGGCTTTGGCAGATAGGCAAACAGCAAGGGATTCCCAACGTACCGTTCAAATGGAACGCCAGACACGTACGGTTATATCTAATTCACAAGCGGAGATCGACGCTTATAACAGTACCGCCAACGGATCAGCAGAAGTCACCGATGCTTTAAACGAACAAGACAGGGCATTAGGACAATTAACGAATGATATAACAGCTAATACCCAAGCTACAGCCGCAAATGTCAACACAACTACACGAGCTAACACGGGGCGAAGATCAGCAGCATTCTTATTAGAAGAAGAAAGGCAAAATCTAAGAAGGGGTAATTTAGAATTACGCAACCAAGTGCGCGAGGCTAACGCTGTACAGGGTTCATTGGAGCAAAGGAGGGCGGCACTCATCAGGTTAAACGCTGTTTACGATAATCAATCCCCACAAGAACGAGCAAGTGCAGCGGGGCAAAGACTTAACCGAATCATTACAGGCTTAACAGAACAAGTAAGCCAATTAGAAAGCGCCACAGGACGTAACCAACGTAATGTGGGTAATTACTCATCCGCATTAGGAAAAGCATTTAACGGCCTTAAAACGATCGCTAATATTCTTCCTGGAGTTGGTATAGCTGGACTAATTGGATTCGCTACAGAGCCTATAATCGAATACATACAACAGTTAGATATATTCAAGCGCACAGCTAAAGAATTAGTAACCGATACCGCATTAGATGATAGTAATTACAAGAAAGCTATATCTGATGTAAACCAATTAGGTACTGCAATAACTGAATTCAAAGCAGGTGTTATTTCTGGTACTGATGTATTACGTATATACAATGAAGGAATAGGCCAAACAGCAGGGCAATTAAAGACAGCTGCAGAAGCGGAAGCATTTTATAATGATAAGGCACCCGCGTTTGTTGAGGCAATGTTATTAAGGGCTAAAGCAAATGCGGCTCTACAAATAGCTACAGAAAAAACTATTGAAGCTCAAAAACGTGCATCAGGCGATAATACCTTTATAGATTACCTGAAAGCATCTGGCCAAGCACTAGGGGGGTTATTCTCTGGTAATACCAACGGCATAACCAATTTCTTAGGCAATGCCAATAATGCTAGGATTGGCGCTGTAAATGATTTGAACGATGAAGCAGCGAAAGGTTTTAAATTATTTGCAGAGCTCCAGAAAGTATCTGATGAATATGCTAAGAAAAACGGGTTAAGCCTTAACGGTAAAGGAGAAACTGGAACTAAAAAAGCAAATACAGACGCTATCGACGCACAAAGAGCGCAAGTAGAAGCATTAAAAGCAGTTCAGAAAGAAATATACGAAAACGATCAGAATAGTTTTGATGAACGTATTTCGGCATTGACTAATTTTCAATCTTTGTCGGAGCAATTAAACCGTTTGGATGCTCAAAAGAAATTAATCCAAGGTCAAGAAGCTAATTTAGTAGAAAAACAACGGTTATTAGATGATGTAAATACGGAAATCGAAGTCAACAAAACACGGTATAAGCTACTCGAAGAAGATCGTAAAGCTCATATCGAAGCGTTAAAGAAGTTGGGTGAAACGCAAGTAGCTAATCGTTTAACTTTGTTGGATACCGAAAGTAAAGCGGCTCAAACAGCCTCTCAGAATGCGCTATTAAATCTATCTAAGCAATTTGCTAAAGGGCTGATTAATGAGAAAGAATATAACGATGAGAAAGAAAAAATTCAACGTCAGGCACTTCAGCAGTCGGTTGCGTTAGAAATTCAATCCGTTAAAAATATCATTGATATTAAAAAGCAGTTTGGTTTAGAATCGGTTTCGGATCAACAGAAGTTGCGAGATTTAGAAGATAAGTTGGCTAAGAACAGCGCAGATTATCAAATCGCATTAGAAGAAAAGAAAGCCGAAAAGCGTAAGGAGATCAACGATAAACTAAAAGAACTCGCTGGTGAAGTAGCTAATTTCGGTATCGAACTCGTTAACGCAAGTTTTGAGAATCAGAAAAACAAGATTCAGGAAGAATCCGATATGCTGGATAAGCGTACAGAACGTGATATTGAAAACGTTGAACGTTCGGTTGGTACAGAAGAAGAAAAGGCCAATAAGATAGCGATTATCGAGGCCAGATCAGAGGCTCAAAAAAGAGTACTGGAAGCTAGACAGCGTGACGTAGATCAACGTAAAGCTAGGTTCGATAAAGCCGTGGCAATTGGAAAGATCATTTTCGATACAGCATCTGCGGTGGTTGAGGCTTTACCTAATATTCCTCTGTCATTGTTGATAGGTGGTATCGGGGCAGTTCAATTGGCGACCGCATTAGCAACGCCAATTCCTAAATACTTTAAAGGCACGTCATCAAGTCGGGGGGGGTTGGCTTTGACGGATGAAGGTGGAGCGGAATTGTACCTTCCTCCATCGGGGTCACCTTATATCGGAGGTGATAGTCCTAATATCAAAAATTTGCAAGCTGGAACTCGGATTATTCCGCATGATAAGTTAGTTAGGATGATGGCTAAACCTGAGTTGATTAGTAAAGAATTCGGCTCTGATGGATGGAAAGTTGAGGCGTTAATTGGTGAGCATCAGAAAGGGAACCGCTTGTTAGGCCAGATAGCTAAAAAGAAAACCCCTACTACATCTAATAGGGGTTGGTTTGGCAGTACTTTATCTGCTAATAAACTAGAGGGGTATAAACGGAGGAATGGGGTTGGTTAATTAACTGATCTAATATTTCTAAGCCTATATTTTAGCATATAAGTAAATATTTTTCCTCTGCTACCTTTAGTTTTAATGCCTTTAGTAGTAAAATAGCTATAAACCTCTCTTATATACTCGCTACTGTATCTTTTACCAAAGAAGTATTTTATAGAATCTAAGCCAATGTATTTATTGAATAGCATCTTCAATCTAATGAAAATAAACCCTATAATATAAGCGCATATTATTGAGTAAGCTACCCAAAAAATAATCATTCCTAATATTGTATATATTTTTTGCATACTAAATAGGGTAATTGTTTCTGTAGTAAACTACTAATTCGTTAATGTTTTGAAAATCCTTAATAGGCTTAGACGATCCGTATACATTTTCCTTTAAAAGACAAACGCCTGTATTGGTATTAAAGTCAAAAGAATGATTATATGAGTCACAAGTAAATAAAGATATATCAATAATTACATTTTTATAACCATATAATAGGGATAGTATTTTAAGATTTTTAATAGGAATCCTATGAACATCTATTCTACAATACCTAACCCATATGCCGCTTTCTGAATCATCCTGCTCTTTCCTAAACAGAGTTTTACCAAAAAGATATATTCCAAAATCTTTTAAATATTCTTGCAACAAAGACATAACTTTTGAATCGTTTGATATTTTAGGCTTTCTTTTAGGGAATTCTTCTAACACCATTAAGTCGGTTAGATTATAATCATTAAATATGGAATGTTCAAATTCATCGTATAATTTCATTTTCGTTATTTTTAAGTGAACCCAAATATAAACCATATTCACTATATTTGAATGTACCAATTCCGTTACAATGAACTTACTCGGCAATCCTGAATTCCGTTATTACCTTACTTACAACTCAATCAAGACTGAGATAATCTTTCTACCTCAAGGTTGGGATAAAAACAGTAAAGTAAATTACACAAGGGATAATGAGTATTTCGGAGTTATTCGGGCATGGGGATTGCCGTTGGATTTCGTTTATGATGGAGCGCGGATATTAAGACAGGCTTACTACTCTAAAGGCATACAGGCAGGAGTCAGGATTGATGTAGAGAAATTAAACCCGACCACACTGCAATACGACACTTCATTTTCAGGAGATATAGACTTTTCAGGCGCTAAAGATAACGGGGTCGTATTCAGTACAACGTTAATGCAGGGCGGAGCAAGTGAGGCTTTAAAATCACGGGATGCGATTAAGTACGAGTTGCTGCTTACGGGATCAGATGTAGTTAATATGATTCTGCCAGGGGTTGAGTTCAATGAAGAAAGCACTTCGGTATTCCAGCCTTTTACTGGAAACGACCAAAGATATATACCCGCCTCAGAGATAGCGACTACATCATTTCAATCTGGGTTTATCGATGTGCAGGATGTAATTAGGCAAGAAGTCAATGACGGATCGTTTTCCACTTCTGACAATTGGTTTGTACAGGCTAATAGATCGGTCAATATAAATGTAAGCGGAAATATGTCGGGGTTGTTCTCTCGTGTTCCTGGGGCAACCGCTGGATTTCAGATATTAGTTAAGGACAATTCAAATAACACTATCGCTACCCTGTTTTCGTCTGGCGACACATCGCTTGTTGTGCCGTTTGAATTTACTTTCAATAATGATTTCACGCTAAGTAATGGGCAACGGCTATTTTTCTACCTGAGGGTCAACGGAATCGGTAATGCTCAGCAAATACAGTTAGGAACTGGCGAATTTACGGTTAACTACATAGCTGTATCAGACCCGTCACCATGTAAAGGACTAAAAGGAATTGACCTGTTAAAACGTTTAGCTGTTAAAATGGGTATTAGCTCGGAATTGGCAGATAGCTATTTAATGAGGTCAGGCAGATGGGCTAATCTAATATTCACATCAGGGGATGCGATAAGGGAGATTGACGGGGCTAAAATAAAGACCACATTCAAAGAGTTGTTCCAATGCTTTAATGGCATAGACGATGCTGGAGCTGGACTTGAAAACGGGGTATTGCGGATTGAAAACGGCAACTACTTTACTAGGCCACTGGAAATACTCGATGTTGGCGAAGTGAGTAAATGCGAAATAGAACCCGCAGAAACTTACATGATGTCTGGGTTTAAGATCGGGTATAAAGACGGAAACACGGACGATATAGATGGTAAACAAGAATACAATTCTGGACAGATTTGGCAAACACCAATAACACGTGTTCAGACCGTTAAAGATTGGGTATCTCCATATAGAGCGGATCAATATGGTATCGAGAAGATTAGGACTGAGTACAATGTCAAGAAGACAGCTAAGGGAACTTACGATACTGGTTCAGACAATGATACGTTTATAGTTGATTGCTATTTCGATGGTGAGTATTACAGGCCAATATTAGGAAGTTCTTATGAGAATGTAAGCGGGGTTAAATCACCTGATAGCGCATATAATTTAGGGCTGACACCTAAACAAAACCTATTGCGTAAGGGTGCGTTTTTGCATTCTGTATTTGATCGAATGGATGATCGTTATATCAACTTTGCATCAGGGGATAAAAATACGGAACTGAGTACGACTAAGGCGGGATTAGTAGTTAAAGAGGATGAGGATGTTTTAGTCGGGTCTTTACCAGCTAAGTACTTTATTCCACATATCGCTACGATTGGTGCAAAATTACAGTTCGATGCTCGTCGTTTATTTGATAGTTCGCCTTTTGGATACGTTAAGTTTGCTTATAACGGGTGGGTTGCTCGTGGGTATGTTTTAAACTGCGAAGTTGATATAGCAAGAAACAGCGAACAGGAATTTAAACTTCTGCTCACTGCCGATACTGATTTGGAAAGATGGGAGAGGGTTAATAGGTGATGAGACGCCACAAGCCATCACTAACTTAAACCACTTGCGCTCCCACGCTTGTTTTATGCCTTGCCGATTGGATGCCCAGTGGCTAAGGACTTTGAATATTATTTACGCAATGACTTCAGATAGTTCACAACACGTTCTTTCGGGGTTGAACCGTATTCATCTACGAAGTTGTCGTTACCATCATTTATATCAGCTAAATGAAAGGGGAAAGCTTGGCCTTTATCCATTATAATTCTAGATAAAGCCATAGATTCCTTACCATCTTCTTTACCTAATCTATCGCCACAATGCCCGTAGGCGCAATAACAGCCATTACCATCGTCAAATGTTCTAGTTGTCCATTTTTCTTCTGGAATGGACTCGAACTTTGCTATAAAGTATTCTAAATTGTATTCCATAATATTCACGCTTTGTTGCCACCTTAAGCGCAAACCTTTTGAGTGTTGCGCTGGCAGATTCCCGCACTTGACGGAAACGGAAATGTTATTTACAAATCATCTTCAATGATTCAATTACTTTACATTGTTGGCTGTATATTTCTTGTTTGGCTAAATGCTCAAATTCAGGATGATAAAAGTATTCAGGGTTTTTATCAGACTTCATTCTACGTTTTAGCTGACCTGACTTAACCCCATTCATTAATGCTTGTCTAACTGATTGAGGTAGCTTATTCTTAATTATAGAAAACCTATCCATTCTAACCATTTCAATATTCGCTTGCTCAGTAGTCATCAAACCTCTTTGCAATTGGTCTTTAATGTATTCTAGGTTGTTTTGATTTTTCATGATCCGTCAAGATTTATCACCAAGCACAATCGCCCGGCACCCAAAAAATCCAAGCCGATTAAGCGTTGGATCTATGTATTGGTAATTTAAATTAATATTAAAAAGCTATACAATTAAAATAAACCCCTCCAAAAAATAATAAACCTACCACAACGAATAGTAATATTATTACCGTTGCGCTTTTTGATCCTTCGATGTTTTGCATGGTTATAAATCTAATGATGAGTGAATAGCTTTACGGATTTCTCCTTTAGGATCATTCCCTAATTGCGTTGTGTATTCTATTGTTTCTATTTTACCTCCTTCGTCGTCTCTATTCATTGACAGCGCAAACCATCCTCCTTCACAAGCTGAATCAAACGAAATGTATACGTCAGGGAATTTATCAAAAATACATCTTATTATAGGCATAGGGTAACTCCAAGCAGTTTCAAAAAAATATACTAAAGACCATGTTTCCGGCTGTAATTTATGTATTGAATACGCATTCCATTTAGTACCCCATATCTCTCTAGGCTCTTGATCATTAAGAGGTAGAACGTTATTAAAATCTAATATTGAATTTTCTGATTTTAAATAATTTTCAATTTCTTTCAATTTAGATTCATCAGAAAAACACATGAATTTTAATTTGTTTGATGTATTGTTAGGCATGCCATTATTTTTTAAGTATACCCAAATCTAACCCTAACAATACAATAATTCTAATTTATTGTGTAACATCCTTGTTATGTATTATATTTGTTTAATGTTCAAAATAGCTGATATACTGCCATTACGTTTTATACACCTGAATAATATCAGCACAGCGTTTAATGGCGACTTCGCTGTTAGGCAAGTATTGAACTACCAATCGCCAAGGTGTTACGCTCAGAAATGGCAAACAGGGGATGTATTAAAACTACAATGCCCAAGTTTAACGCCACCAACAGCCTTAAAGTTCTATGAGATAGATACCGATTTCCTTGCATATTCAGCTAATTGGATTGAGATACCCACGTTGATCATAGGCCAAACGTTCAAGATTTACGAGTTAGAACAATCGCTTTCGGTACTAGATGAAGGGCGTTATTACACTTCATTTCAGTACGAGAATGAAGATGGCGTTCAGCCCTTAAAATCCGAGGCTATTGACGTTCAAATTGAGCATGACAATACGCTTCTGATCGAATACCGCAATGCCCGTAATGACTACGATATAATCTTCGATACAGGAATTGTATTTCAGATCAGAGTTGAGGCAGCTATTAAGAACTTCCTTCCGCAAAACGAACGTGACACTTACGAAGATCAGGATTTCAATACTACGTTATTAAATGCCATACCATATTTACAGGCTAAGTTTTGGCTGGGCTACAATTATGGTATGCCTCGTTGGGTTGCTCATAAAATCAATATCATTCAGTCGTGTACTGAGACGATTTACGATGGGGTAGCTTATCAGATTCCAAACGAAGCTAAATACGAATGGGTTGAAAATGATTTAGGGGATGATTGGATTGGCGGTAGCGTTGATATACGTCCCGTTGATAATCGGTTTAATAGATACGAAACAGAGGTAATTGAGCCTGAAAATATATTTACGCCAATGCAGAAAAGATTAAGATACTTTAACGTTGGGGCGAATCTGGCGATACCCAGCGTATTTGACGACCATTCCATGTTAGAGTCAATATGGATAAAGAAGTCAACAGGAACGTTTGAAATGTCAATCGGTACAACTCCGAACGGTGATGAGATCGGAGAGGTTACTGTAGATGCTAATAATTTTATTTGGTCAACAGAATACATATTCGACGGCAATAGCACGTTGTATCTTTCGGGCTTAGACGGAGCCAATATCTCAGAGCTTCAAGTAATATACAAGCAACTTGATGTTGACGATATTGACCTGTCTGATTTGGGAGGCGGTGAAGTGCCAAGTGTTCAAGGGGTGCCTTTATATGGGGTGATCCAATACGGAGGTAACTCGGTGCAACTTGGTAATGACTTCGACCTTACTACAGGGGTTGGCCGACCTAATACAGAGTACGCTAATTATGTCCTTATGGATGGTCGTAACGGCACTATTGATATGGGCGGTCTTGCTCCTGTTGGGTACAAGGAATTAGACCCTGTCTACTCACTACTGGGAACTCCATTCGGGTCTAAAACAGCTACACTTACGCTTGCTAACTTACCAGAAATTGGTGACTTAATAGACGATAGGGTAACGGGCAGGCGCCCTGGATTCGGAAGTGGTGAAAACATCATATGGCCTAAGTCAACTAAAAAAGTAGGCAGTTCAAGCCCAACAGGTGTAAATATATCTCAACCGTCCATTCCAGTCATCTTTGTTAAACGTGTGGCATAATGAGCGAAAATAAGAGAAAAGCGAACGCAATAGATACCGCAGAGATAAGCAACAAGTCGGGCGATCCCATAATCATAGCGCAACCATTATTAGGTTCGGCTGGATTCGATAATTCATATCCTAATTCGTTCGTTCAAAGAAAAGATATTGAGGGTTCGTCAAGCGTAATAAAACCTTACGAGATAGGCGAAGTGGTTCAGATTGATACTTACAGGACTTATCAAGTAAATAATACCTTATGCCTATTTATATCGCTGGTAGATGACAATGATACGGTGCCTAGCAACGATCTGGTTAACTGGAGGGCTGTAGGCTTATTTGCTCCTACCATTAGAGAAAACGTATTCATAACTGACGGGCTAAATATTTATTTAGTGGCCTCACCCGACAGCATTGACGGTGATAGCGGTGATTTGGTGTTTGCCTATTTAAATGTAGGCGGTGATTTCGTTGAAAAGTCAAGGATACTAGCAGATGTAGCTGGATCTAAAAAGGTGATTATTCAGTTCGATGCTGACGAAGATCAGCAGTATGCTATAGTTTTGGACAGACCACTATTGTATGACACCAATGCCGTGGGTTCAGATGGGTTTCTTGGGCTATCACCAACAGATACAGCGACAGTTTACGATCTTACTTTAGTTGGGGTCAAGATAGACGGAATAAATATACCATTGCCTTTTTATGATAACGTAGCAGGTAAAGTATACGGATTTGGAGATTATATCGGGATTCCAGATATTCCAGTAACATTAAAATTTATATAAACAATATGAGACGAATATTATTACTTTTTACATTACTATCGGCCTGCTTAAGTACGCAAGCTCAAACAACAACAAAACCAACAGGAGCAGTAAGTATATCAGCGGGTTGGTTTAGGGTGCCAAACGCTTCGGCTCCAAATGATCGGTCTAAGGATAGCTTATACGTTGAAACTACAGGCGTCCCTAAGAGGTACTTTTATATGGCGAATACTAAGGGTTCGGCTGGTGTGACTACTGGATATTTGGATAGTTTGTTAAATGCGAATTATTACAGCAAAACACAAATAGATAATACAGTAAATACAAAACAACCTTACGGAACCATTCTTTATGATAAAAGTCAATGGACTGATATAGTAGATTTTACAACAACAGGCTTTACCCCAACGGTTTCATCCACTCGAAGTTTAATTTTTTCGGAGGGTAATGAAGATGCTACAAAATATGTAAGCATAAATGGGTTGGTGAATAATGATGACAACACGGATATTGAAATTACCTATCGTGCTATTGATGTTTCTGGATATGGAATTGCGATAGGAAAAAAATCATTATTCGGATCCAATCACGGCACTGTTGGCTATAACTTGGTTACAAATACGCTACAGACATCCCGGGAACTTTCTACTATTAATAAGACAATTAGTGATTTTATTGTTGATCCGGGAGACTATTGCACATTAAAACTCTCACAAAGAGGAAACCAACTTACAGCAAAATTTACCAACGTAACTCAGGGTAGATCAATCACTTCATACCGACAAGGGCTGTACATCAACACAGGTAATATCGTTATTTATAACTTTGGCGGAAATATAGAGATATCCCAAATAAAAGTTACTAGCGCAAGTAATAGGGTCCCTGACGGTATTGTGATGGGTGATAGCAAAATGACTATACCAGTATCACAGCGTGTTCCGAATTTCTTACAACGTGCTGGAATAATAAGTCCTTATGTTGGGGGTAGCGATAGAACAAGTGAATTTTTAGCGTCCGCCCCATTTATCATATCCCATATTAAACCCTGTACTGTATTTGTTAATTATGGCAGAAATGATTTAGCTACTGGTATTCCTTCGGCTACTTGGCAAAGTAATTATTCGGCAGCGGTTAATTTATTAGAGGCAGCAGGATTTAAAGTTATCCATGTATTACCTATACCGGAAACAGTAATTTCTGATCAAAGTGTACTTTACAATTGGATCAAAACTAATTATTCTAAAACAATTGACGTGTCGCCAGAATGGGATAATGCTATCCATTTAGCAGGTGATGGGGTTCATCCAAACCCCTATGGAGCACGGCTGATTGCAGATAAAATGTTTAATAGCGGTTATCTTATTATAAAAGATAATGCCCAATCAGAATCAATATTAAGTGTTGATGGTGAAGTCGCTAAAACGAATTCCGCTAATACTTTTCTTAATAGCCAGACAATGAGTGGTACGGTATACCCAAATGCCGGGGAAGCCCGCGCAGGGTATGTTAGAACTAGTCTAGTCCCTACAGCTAATAACGATAGATTGGTCGGTTATAGATATGCAGCAAGTTTCAATTCAGGGACAGGGATGCTAACAGCGAATATTAATAATTCAGGCAGCGGATACATTGATGGTGTTTATTCTAATGTTCCATTTTTAACCTTAGCTGGCGCATCTGGATTTGGAGCAATAGGAACGGTAACTGTTTCAGGAGGTGCTGTAACAGCTATTACACCCACAACAGGTGGTAGGAATTATACAGGATCCCATACATTTAGCATCAATTCTGCTTTTGATGGTGTCGGTGCTGGGAGTGGTTTTATAGGTCAAGTAGCTACACGCGGATATACCGGAGTTACAAAAAATCAAGCTGTATTTGAAGGTGCCGCTATAAATTTAGACTCCATCACCCCAACCAGTTGGAATAATGGTGATGTTTGGACACAAAGTAATAATTTATGGACTCGTCAAGGTGGCATATCTTATCAGCTTTCCAGACCCACAGTTTTAGGCATTGTCACTACAGGTACATGGAATGGTACGACAATAGCTCCTGTTAATGGTGGAACTGGACAAACATCCTATGCTATAGGGGATTTGTTGTACGCGTCTAGCACTTCATCGTTATCAAAAAGAGCTTCTGTTGCAGCAGGTAATGTACTCCTTTCTCAGGGAGTGGGTGTCGCACCTATTTGGGGCAAGGTAACTTCCGCGCAAACAGACGGTAGTATTCTTACTACTAGTGCATTGGCTCCTTATGAATTACTTGCTAATAAACAAAACTCTTTAACATCAGATGGAACAGGTACTAAATATGGAACTATTGATGCTATCAATTCCGGTTTAGCTTTAAAAGCTGATGCAACTGGTTCCACGGGTTATATTCAAAACACGACTGTAGTACAACCCCTATCAAATTTTAATATAAGCGGCGTGGGAAGAGCACGAGATTTAAATATTTCAAATCGTATCTTATTTACCGATAATCCTAATATTACTGGGGGTCAAATAGGTAATGACGGTTCTTTGGGCGGTAGCGCTAAATTAGGTCAACTTAGGATAAGTGGTGGAGTTAACATGGTTAATGGATTACTTATTAATCCAAACGTAGGCCCTGTAGTTTTCGGAAATTCTTCTTTTTACGACATGTCTATTGGTCCAGCAGATCCAACAGGAGTTAGCGTTGTGAATACTATTGGCGGTACGAGTAGTAGATATCTAATTATGACTGATGAAAATAATTTAGTCACAAAAAATATCGTTGGTGGCGGCATAGATAGAGTAACTGGCGTTGCATCGTATGGAAATTTAACTATCCAAGCAGGAGCAAACTCTGGTACAAACGCCAATGGATATATTTTAGATATTGTTGCAGGAGCAAGTACGGGTACTGGTTTGGCTGGGGATATCGTCTTTGGGGCCAGATCTTCCGGAGCTTCGGGTACTGTTCTTAATAAAACTAAATTTGATGCGCTTAGAATTAACGGAGTTACGGGAAAAGTTACGGTTCCAATTGCGCCGACTAATGCTACTGATGTCGTAAGAAAACAAGAACTCGATTTAAAAGCAGACATAAGTTCATTAACACAAATAGTTGAAATATCAGGCACAAGTCAGGTAGGGGCGGTAAATACCATTTACATTCCTCACAATGCTGCTTTAACCACTATTTCTTTGCCAGCTACAGCAACCGCTGGCGCATTGTTCAGTATTGTTGGCGAGGGCGCTGGTGGATGGAGAATATCACAAAATACTGGACAAATTATTGTTGCAGTTGGCGCAACTACCACATCGGGAAGCTCTGGATCTATTTCCAGTACAAACGCAAACTGTACAGTTACGTTGAGATATACTAACACCAACAAGTGGACTATCAGCGCATCACAAGGAACTTTAACATTTTTATAAACTAACCCTTTCACAATTATGAAAATCATCACTATTATTCTTTTATTTATTTCTTCGTTTACATTTGGCCAAACAATAAATAATAAGCAACTGACGCCTGTAGGTGCCATAAAATCATTTACACCGAATGTTACTGTCGCAAACTCCAATGCTAATGAGTACAGTTTACTTGGGTCAATAAAGGATACGATTCAAGCTAATACTTTAATTCCTTACAGGCCGTATAGATTTGAATTGTATTGCATTGTTACTACTCCAGCTATATCATTACCAACATTGGGCATAAAGGTTACGTTAGGAGGCAATACAATAGCTACGCTTGCTCCAACTATTGTAGGGGGAGGATTAACGAATGCAGGGCTTAGAATTCGTGGTTTTATAGTCTCAACTGGAATATCAAGTCAAATGGTTTTAACTGAAATATTACAGCCCAATGGATTTGTGGTGAGCCTTGGGAATACAAACGGCACTTTCTATAAGGAGATAACAGCTAATATGGCTAATAATCAGGTTTTAGATGTTACTGCGGCATGGGGTGGCGTTACTTTAGGCACAGCAAGTATAAAAAGCGTTTACTATTACAGACCGGACTTTTAGTTAAGTGCATTGTCAACCAAAAGGACAAACCTAGCCATACAGTAAAGTAAATTACATGTGAATAAAATAGCGAAAACTATTAGCGTAAATGCTAGTAGTTTTTCTTTTGGGGTTAAAGGAATGCGGGTCATTTTATGAAACGGTAATCTATAACGTCACGTTTGAATTCCTTTTTCTTATCGGGATAGTAATATGTTTTTTTGGGTTTGTTACTTGCGTAAAAAGCGTAACAGGAACCTAACTTTATAATCCTTTCTTCTCTTAACCATCCAGATTGCCAATTGTATAAGTTTTTATCGAAGTTAATCAAATTGAACATACTTACCTTTTTCCATTCGGTTACAACTGAATCTCTACAATCAGACTTAAGTGTTAAATTAGATAATCCATTACCTACATATAGGGGTGTAAATTTTGGATTCTCTAAACTGTCGATTCTACCCTTAAGCAATTTGATTTCTTTCTTGTAAGAGGCTAAACTATCAATAATCATAGTTAAAACCTCATTAGATTGTCTTATGAATGATTCATTATATTTCTCTTTCTTCTGACCATTTGCCGAACCAAATAAGGCTACAAGGAATATTGTTGTTATTAGGTCTTTCATATAAGTGAAATTATACATTGCGCATAGAATATGATTGTGTAAGCACAAACGGCTATCGATCCGTATTTGATTAGTGAGTTTTTCATTTCGACGATCTTAAAGTTGGTGATATTGACATTAATAATAAACTCAGTAACCACCATTTAGAATGACCTAATTCAATTATGATATGGTAATTACCGTAAAGAAGAAAACAAGCGAACATATAGTAGGCTACAAAAACTAAATATTTCATATAAAATGGTTTAAATCATCATCATTTTCTTTACCAGAATCGATATACCGATTGTATTTTTTAGCTGCTATTACTAGCAAGATTAGACCGAAGCATATTGCGAATGAAGTTAAGAATGGGTTTAGCATGGTTGAGGTGGGTTAGGTAATGGCATCCAATGGGTTACAGGGTTATTTTTGCTAACAGGTCTACGAGACTTTGGATCAAAGAAACCAGACATCCTGCCGTAAGTAAGTTGAACAATATATCCATTTTTCATGCAGCAAATAATATTATCTAATGTTTCTGGCAGACCATAGGCTACACTCACCCATTGATTAAACTGTCCCGCGTATTCTTCAGCCACTTTAACCGCTAACTTATCGTGCGGAATTAAACCGTTCTCATCCTCAAATGGCGTATTATCGTATATTTCTTGTGCTGATCTCATGCTGTTTTCTTCTCTTTAAAAACGGGTAGGGCACTACACCTACCCGCCAATCTAAACTTAACCAAATGTTTGCCTTGCGTTACAATAATAGCTTTGTCAACAATTCTATTTAGAATAAATTACTATTACCGTTATTAACAAGGACTTTGTGGAGCGCCCACTTTCGATGTTATACGCTGGACTGGTTACCACGTCACGCCCCAAATTGAAGGGATTTAGCTCCCTTCGGGCTGTTTATGCTACCGCTCTAAGCGATGGACTAAACATTTGTACAACTTTGCCAGTTGAAATTAAACATCTTACTCTACTCTAACTACTTATTAATCCGTCAAAACCAGGCACCCCCATTAAGTTTAGAAAAGGCGATCATCAATCAATCCTTTTCTTTGGCGCTAAGTAACTACGCTTAGCATTTTTGGTGGAGGTGGAGGGAATCGAACCCTCGTCCGGACTAACTTCACTAGAGTGTCAATGTACTATGTTTGCTACACAGGAGGAACTCGAATCCCCGACCTAGCTTTGTTAAGCCCGCTCTACCAACTGAGCTACCGTGTAAACCTTATCGAAACTCTAACTCCATAGTAGCTACGATCTACTTAAATTAAACGCTCTGGTATAAAGGTGAGAAAAGTATTTGGTAGCACAAAGTTTGTATCCGATATGTTACACAAAGAAATATTTCCTATCTTTAGGACGAACTAAAAAAATATTATTATGCCAGATACTCACAATTGTCCTACAGGTTACAGATGGGATTCTTCTATAAATAGATGTGTTCCAAATACAGGAACAGTAGACCCTATTAAACCGCCTGCAAAATCAACAAAAAAGACTAAGAAAAAGTAAGTGAAAATAGCTGCTTGCTTTTTATACTGCTTGTTCACCATTCTTTACGCATGGTATCCATATGAAAGTACTGTTTATTTACAGCTATTCAATATGGGTACTTTGCTATTGTTTATATGCTTGCTTTGTTACTTCCAGATCAGTCAAACAGAAACTACATATAAGGAAAGTATATTTTTTCAATACTGCGTTTTCTTATCCCTATTTAGGTTCATTTATACCGCCTACTGTATTTTTATGGGTAAAGGCTGGATCTTGTACCATACCGATCTTTTTAATATATTTACTAGCATAAGTTTTGCTATAGTAATATTACATTGTTCATTTAAAAAAGTATGAATGTGGTAAGTAAATCTGTTTTAGCCTTTGCTGATTTCATGCTAATAAATGCGGTGTTATTGCCGTTCTCAACTTTCGAGCCTTTAGTATGGGCATGGTATTCTTTATGCGTTGCCCTGGCATTTGTATTGAGGTTAGGTATGGAGCATAAAAAACATAGGCTCACTAAATCTTCTTTGCTCATTCAAAGCATTTACACTATATCATGGTCGTTCTTTATGATCTTAATATGGAACACTTTTTTGAACTATAATAAAGGATTCGAGGTTTATTTATTCGTCAACTCCTTATTCAGCGTTTTTATGGTTAGCCAGTTTGAAGTTATTTTCGAATTAGGATTAAAAGAATGGGTTCGGGTAAAGTTAGGCAAGTTTCTTGCGACTGAAAAGGCGACAACTACGCCAACGGAGGGAGATAACTTATGACAATAGCGCAAATTTCAGGTTTTCTATTAATATGTGTGATGATGCGCATAGTTTTTATCACTACCAGATATGTTTCTGGAGCTAAGTTTCAAGGGCATGGGATTTACTATCTAACAATAAACGCATGGTTCAGGTCTAATTTTGTTTACAAACAATGGTTGCGTTCGAATAAAATATATCATTGGTGCATATTGCTGATTATAGCCTTGTGTGCGACCATATTATTATTGATAGAACCATTTAGGCAGAATCAAATGTTTGTTCGACCTGAGGCATCTATATTCATTAGTTTGTTATTGTGGATTGCTTCTGAAAGGGTTCATAATTGGTTTTTTAAAAGTTAAATAGCTAACTTGCACTAAAACAAAATCATATGCCAGTACTCGGAAAAGGTAGCCTAGATAAACTGAAAGGCGTACACCCTGATTTAGTGAAAGTCATTAAAGAATCAATCAAAGAAAGTCATGTTGATTTCTCAATCGTTTATGGTGTTCGTTCTACTGAGGAACAGAAGCGGTTATATGCGTTGGGCCGTACTGTAGTTAATCCAGATGGTAAATCGAATAAGAAGCCTTTAGGGAATATCGTTACTCAGAAAAATGGAACGACGAACAAATCTAATCATCAAGTTAAATCTGATGGATACGGTCATGCAATAGATTTTTGCCCCTACATTAACGGTAAAATGGATTGGAACGCTACCAATGAGTTTAAAGTTATCGCTGCTCATATCGTGGCTACGGCTAAATGTTTAGGGGTGGCTGTTGTTTGGGGCGGGAGTTGGCGAACGTTTCAGGATCTTCCTCACATAGAGTTAGCCTAATGGATCTACCCGAATCATTTTGGCAATCAATACGTTACCTATCGAGTTTCAAGAACAAAACGGAGTATGATAAATATTTACAAGAACAAATAGAGATATGGAATTCAAATGTATCGCCTGCCGTTACGTAATAAGCGAATGTGACCCATCCTTTAAACCAGAAAGCCCAGAAAAGGGGATGCATAGAAATGGAACTATAGAGAAAATACATATGGGTTATGGATCTAAGTTAGACGGCAACATGCACTTAATTGCAATATGCGACTACTGTATAGATAAGGCTATGTCTGATGGTGTAGCCACTTTTGAGGGAGATTATATGTGTGATCAGGTTAAAGAATATAAACCATTAAAAAAATAGAGATATGGAACAAAAAGCAATAGTCTCAACCCAATGGACTTTAAATTTACGGGATTTACTTAGAGGCGGGATAGTAGCGGCTATTTCTCCTGTGTTTACGGTATTGATCCAGTCATTGAATGCTGGTGATTTTACAATCAGCTGGAAGTCAATTTTGAACGTTGCTATTATTTCGTTCTTAACGTATCTTTCTAAGAATTTTGTAGAGCCTAGCAAGGTAATTGTTCCGACAACTACAGACAAGGCGGTAGATGTAGCTAAAACGATAAAAGAACAGTTATGAGACGCAGACGAGCACTTGAGCTACAAGACGACATTAAAGAAACAATTAAATCAGAAGCCAGGGGTATACTCGGTTTACTGATAAAAGCAATAATAGGCCGATTGGTTACGGCTCTATTTAATATGCTTAAAGATAAATGGACTGTTGAAGAATTGAAAGAGGATGAGGTTTTGTGATGTATTGTTAGCGGTGTACTTGTTAGTGTTGATTTTTGGATGGGTTAAGTTGTTGACTAGGGTTTAAGTAAACGCCCAATAGATCAATAAAAAAATAACCCCTAATATTATTGCTATTTTTAGACAGCCCTTAAGTAAAGATCCTGCTATTTCGTCCCCCATATCACCCATTGTCTTTTAGTTTTAATGGTCTTATTTCAGTTCTATTATTTTTAAATTCCATTTGGCTCCAGTCTATTATCGCAGCCATAGGCATCCATGCATCATTCCTTTCATTAGAATACCAACCTTCATTGTCGATTCCTTTTTCAATCTGATTGAATTGAACTTTTACAGATTCACTCCAAATTTGTTTAATTTTTTCTTGCTTTGTCATCTTAAAATCCAATTTAAATTTCTACCATTCCAGTCATGCACGGCCTTAACAGCCATTTGTTTTATCGCCTCGGAAACTTTTAAGTCTCGGAGTGTTGCTAATTGGGTTCTGGTCATTTTAAAAATCAGCTTCTTTTAGTTTATTGAATTGATAGTCACTAAGCCATTTAGGCTCTATAGTAAATATGTGCTTTTCGTGTTTAGGTAATGACTTGTCATCTGTAAAAACACAATCCATGTGATCAATTAGGGTTTTATGATTCATGATAACATTTGATAAATCATAGTTATCTGAAACTTGGTAGTATAGCTTTTTCATACGTTCGTATAATTATACATCCACACCGCAATACATACGAATATGGTTAGTAGGGTTATGGATATTAGTAGTGGTTTCATTTCTTAAGTGCTTTATATATAGTGGCAGAACTTACTTGTAATTGTTTAGCCATATGTTTAATAATTGCAGTTCTTTGACCGCCTTGTTTTAAGTACCCTTTAAAGGTTTCTTTCAAATCAGCGTACTTATCAAGTCGTTGCTGTTTCTTTTCTGATATAATTGGTTTACTCATTATTTTATGTTGTATAATATTCTAAAACTTGTCTTAATCCTGATACAGGAGATCGCCATTTTTTATCTCTAAAGTCATATCTACATACAGAAAAAACTTCATTACCTCCAGTAGTTATTATTTTACTCATAAACATATCAGAGCATTGATGAGCAATAGCAGCCCCATCTATAGATTGAGGAGGAACTATTCCTCCATCAATCACATTAAATATTTTAGTCATTGAATAGCTTGCTTGAATCTTGAACGCCTAAATAAGATGCTACTTTCAATAAACCCCATATTTGTATTCCTATTTCTTGTTTAACTGCAAAAGCAATACTTTTAGATATAGCTTGTTTATATAAAGATTTAACATCTGCATTAATTAAATCGTTAACTATTAATGTTTTTTGACCGCTGTAGTTTTTGATAGTGTAAGTTTTCATGTTTTTCGTTTTGCTTATTCAAATATACAACAACTTATTATATATGCAAGAATAATATTAAAAATAATTTTAGAAATAAATATTAAAATAAATTTGCATCATAACTTTAGACTCCGTACTATTGTATCATCAAAACGATATAAACCATGAGAAAATTAATCTTACAACGAATCGCAGAACTAGAGGCCGAATCATTAACGAATCCATCTGAGCGATTATTAAAAACGATTATTATAGCTGAACTGAAAAGCTTATTAACTGTAAAAAAATAGAAATTATGTCAACAAAACACAAATCAATCAATCCCGATACTATCGACTTCGATAGCACATCACTGGCAAGTAACTATAGGGGCTGTAATTTAGATAATGCAGATTGTGTATTCGAAGATGATTCAATCGAATGGTACTATACAACAGGCGAACTATGCACTTCCCTCCTAGTCTCAACAGTCCTTAAATGGATCGAAGCTAAAAACATACACGTTCCAGAGGATATGTTGCCTCACGAATGCGATTCACTTAAATGGTTAGATGATAACTTTGAGTCGGCTACACGTGATTATTTTATGGATGTTTATGCGGTGGAAAGTGAGGTGCATTGTGGGTAAGTACATATCGTTCAACCTTAATCAATATATAAAGGTCAAAATAAAACCTAATGGCTATGAAAAAATGGTTAATACTACAGAATTATTATCCCTACAAACAAACGGATTGATACCGATCAGAGATATAGCTTATTTTAAATGCAAAGAAGATACAGAAGGATATTTTCAGTTTCAGTTCCATCAATTTCTAGAAGAATTTGGCCACGACGTAACTTCTCTACCAGAATTAATAGATCTTAACATTTTAATAGAAAATAAAAATGACAACTAAAGAAACCCTAAACGCTATCGATACGGAGATAGCAAGCATGCAATTAAGCACTAGCAAAATAAGCAAGCTAACTAATGATCCAGAAGAAAAGTTAATGGCGCTATCCCGTGAAATAGCCTACCAAGAATGCAGGAATATTATTTTAAAGGTGATGGGAGGGGCTGAGTCGTGACAGCAAATGAAATGAAAGTACTTGCAAGGCAAGGCACCAAAATGACCCACGAATACTTTTTAGATAATGAATATCTGACAATGCAAGGTAACCAAGTGATCTTTGAAGATGGAGTTAAAATATTCTGGAGTGATTGGGTTGGCAGTAAGGATTGGGCGCAAGATGGTTGGAGTAAATATGAGGGATAGGATATGAAAAACGAAATAAACCAAGAACCTAAGCAAACGGTATGGCCTGTTGTTCAATGGTTCGTTCTTGGTCTGGTATTCATGCTAGTATTAATCGCTGCTGATTATTTAGGGCTGATTGAGGTAGTGAAATCAGGCGGGTATGAGTAACGACAATGTGACGTTTGATCCGTTGGATAATAGGTAAATTGCATCATCAAAAAAAATAAAAAAGACTATGAATAAAGAATTGAAAATCGTTGAACAACCAGAGTTAACGGGTGTAGTTCAAAAATCAAAAGTAGAGCTTACTAAGGCTCAGGCACACGCCATGGCATTTGCTCCTTTAATGAAAGATTACCACGAATTAGCTTCTGTACTGACTGATTTAGATAAAGTTAATCCAACACCTGAACACGCAAAAAAAGCACGTGAGGCGAGGCTAAAAATGGTTAAAATCAGAACAGGATCGGATGCGGTCAAAGATGATCGCAAAGCGATACTACTTATTGAATCTAATCTTATTCAGGATCTTTATAACGTAGTTAAAAACACTTGCGCTTTAACTGAGTCAGAATTCATGGCAATTGAAAAACATCAAGAGCGCATAGAGTCTGAACGTTTAGAGGCTATCCGACAAGAAAGAGTTTTATTACTTGAGCCTTATGGAGAAGTTAATCAGTTCGTTGATTTAAAAGCAATGGATCAACCAACTTTCGAAAAGTATTTAGCTAATGAAAAACTGGCATTTGAAACAAGATTAGTGCAAGAAAAACAAGCTGAATTAGATCGAATCGAAGCGGAGAAAAAAGCGGAATTAGAGAGGTTAGAAAAAGAGCGTTTAGAGGCTGAAAGGATTGAGGCGCAACGTTTAGAAAATATCAGGCTAAAAGAGGAATCAGACAAACTACAAGTTGAACAAAAAAAGTTAGCAGAAGAACAGGCTAAAAAAGATGCTATTGCTAAAGCTGAATCTGAAAGACTAGCTAAAATAGCAGCGGAAGAAAAGGCTAAGGCTGATAAACTACAAGCAGAACTAAAGGCTAAACAAGATGCTGAAAAATTAGCTCAAGAACAAGAAAAAGCTAGAATTGAAGCAGAAGAAGCAGATAAATTAGCCAAAGAAAAGGCTGCTTTACTTGCCCCAGATAAAGAGAAAGTTAAAGCGTTCTTTGTTAAATTCGACGCCTTAAGAAATGAATTCCCAGAACTTACAAGTGAATTAGGTATTGAGTTATCTGTTAAGGTTAAAGAATCTTTAGCACTTGTTAGGGGTATAATCATTAACGAGTCTAAGAAATTAGTATAGTATAAAAAGGTGCGTCCCTGCGATTAAGCGAAACAGCCACTCAAATAAAATAATATGGAAAATTTAACACATTGGAAAAAGAACAACGATCCTCGCTACATTAGCGGCGACGATTTAAGAAATGGTGTTGCAATCGGTAAAGGGCTATTACCCGAAATGATTGTAACTATAGCTAAGTTTGAGGATAAAGAAACGTTCGATCAAACTACTCAACAAAAAGTAACTAAGTCTGGGTTCTTTTTAAGAGAATATCCTACTGGCAAGCCTCTTTATAAGCCATTGATATTAAACAAGACTAATGCGGTATTCTGCATAAATGAGTTTAAATCTGAATTTATGGAACATTGGCTAGATAAGCCTTTAGTTCTTTATGCTATGCCTGATAAACGTCATGGGTTTGTAGCCAGGTTTAAAAAGTATTACGCTCCTGCAACGGTAACGGACGTATCAGCATTAGAGAAGCTAGGTAAATGCGAAAACCTGGAAGATCTTACGGCTACCTGGAGCGGACTAACATTAGAGGAAAAAAAGTTACCTACTGTGTTGGCTAAAAAAGAGGAATTGAAAGGTAAACTTAAAGCTAAATCATAATGATCGCACGGTGGGATATAATACAAGGTTCGTTAGATTGGTTTGAGGCAAGGTATGGCAAGATCGGGGGTACTACTTCTAAGCAGCTAATGATTGATAGTGGCGCATTGCTTGAGGAATTAATCTCTACTCGCTTAGAACCTTTTGAAGCACCTAAAGATGGTTACGCATCAGAAGAAATGCAGAGGGGGGCGGAATTAGAGCCAATGGCTAGGGTTGCCTTATCTGAATATACTGGTCTTGGCTTTTTAGAATGCGGCTGGCTGCAATCAGAATCACATACAATGCTTGGTATATCTCCAGATGGCATAACAGAAGATTTACGTTTTGAATGCGAGATAAAATGCCCTTCCAGAAAAAAGCATACAGCAAACTTATTATGTGGCGAAATACCTTTAGAATATCTGCCTCAGTGCGTGCATTCATTCACGGTAAACCCTACATTAGAACGCAAATATTTTCTATCATTTAGACCTGAAAGTAAATACCCTATGTATGTTAAATCAATTACTAGGGATAGCATAGTGAATTTAGGTACAAATAGCCGTCCTGTGCTAAAAACTGTTTCTGATTGGGTGGAAGTATCGAAAAAAAAACACGATGCTTTAGAAGTGAGTATATTAGCTCATTTGTCTATACTAGATTTTTAAACCCTATCCGTTGCAGGGTGAATAGCAACAATCAAATCTACTGCGAACAGGGGCGGCAATGGTGCTGCCTCTTGTAGAAAAAAGCATATGGCAAACGGAGTAAATACAACCGAACATCAGAAACGTTTTATATATCAGCATTACCAGGATTCAGCGCAG